GTTAGAAAAGCATTAGATATAAAACCATCTGGAAGGAGTAGTGATTTCATTACTCCTTCTTTCATTCATGGGTGTTTATATAAGTGCCATTATTGTTACATGCGGCGTAATAAGCCGGAAGGGTTGTCTGTGGCTACTAATGTAGATGAAATACTAGATGTCATTAACAAGCATGCTTTATTTACTCCAGTTACCAAGCCTAATCAGACACATCCAGTTTACACTACCTACGATATTTCCTGCAACGAAGACTTTGCCTTGCACTTGAAGTATCATGAATGGCAAAAGATATTTGATTTCTTTGTAGAGCATCCTATTGCTATGGCTACATTCGCCACAAAGTATGTTAATCAAAAGCTACTAGATTACAATCCAAATAGAAAGATACGGATTAGATTTTCTCTAATGCCGCAGTCACTATCTGACATTCTGGAACCAGACACATCAAAGATTGTAGACCGAATCAAAGCTATCAATGATTTTTATGCTGCAGGCTATGACGTACACATTAACTTCAGTCCTATACTGGCATTGGCAGAGTCAAAAGCTTTGTACACAGAGCTGTTTGAACAAGTAAATAACATTGTAGATGATAAAATAAAAAAGCACGTCCTCGCAGAATGTATCATGCTAACTCATAATGAGAAGATGCATATACATAACCTGGAGAACGCGCCGGCTGACGTGGAAAAATTATTATGGAATCCAGAATGGCAAGAGAATAAAACCAGTTCTTTTGGGTCTGAGAATATCAGGTATCGTCACGATTTGAAAGCAAAACTTGTCAATCGGTTTGTATCTTTACATGATAGTATTATCCCATGGAACAAAATACGTTACATCTTTTAAACAAACAATATGAGCATAGTTATTCTTGACTTTACCAATAGTGAAGTTTACGTAGTAGAATATAATCCAGACTTAGATGTTGAGTTCCAGATCAACAAACTGTTTTCTAACATGCTGAACGGAGCAACACTAGACAACTGCCAGTACATGGTTGTTGACAACACAAAGATTACGTTCTACCAAACATCACTACAAAGATAGAATCATATCAATTATACGAGGGTCCGGGTATATATCGTTCTTACCTTGAAACACATTGCCATGGGTGTATATGCCCGGCACTCTGTTTGCGTAATCGAGTATGTACCCGAATGCCTTTTCTACTCCATACTTTCTGATATGCTCGGCAAGTCCAGCTTTTACGTTCATACCATATTCATCGCGACAATGCTCTGCTATTATTTGGCATTGCTCTATTTGTTTATCGGAATACTTATGAAAATATCTATGGAATCTATATGTCCATCCCAAATCATAAACTTGTGATTCAGACACTACATTTCCATAAGCAGTGTAGTAAGAGTTTGCTTGTCCTGCTACCCAGGCATTTTTACCATTTATTATTTTATAGTACCCACCTTTTGTCAGTCCTCCCATACTGCATATCTCTACGCCAATAGACTCTCTATGTAATGGCGTATTTCCAATAGTAAGATGCCAAGCATAAGCTCCCTTAGGCATACACTGGACAGTTACTCCATCATGTCCATTATCTCTCCCACTAATATGAACACCACCAACTACAAACTCTGTTGCTACTGAGTTTGAATCATTGCTCCAAAAATCAACTGTAGCCTTTGGATTATCCCAACCGGCAGTGTGATGAAATACTAGCCATCTTTTATTAAAAGGCCCGGGATAATAGTTTGGAATCCATTTGTCTTTTTCCTGCTTACCTTTTGTTAGCATGTACTCAACAAACTCAGTTTCTTTATTTACACTACTGTCACCTGTGCCTAGCAATGCCGCCCAAGTAATAGGCCCTACAATGCCATCTGCAATAAGATTGTATTGCTTTTGAAATTCTATTACTGCGTCATGTGTATCAGCGCCAAAAAATCCATCTACGACAACTTCAAGTATCTTTTGAAGTGTTATTACATCTTGTCCTTCGCTTCCTATTTTTATTGTTTTCATTATTTTACGCGCATTTTAAGGTAAACATTTGTATATCTTGGAGTGACGTTTGTGTTTGTGTTCCATACTTCATTTGGAACATCTACACCAAAATCATCTGTTGTTCCTGATAAATTATGTGTATGCGCACCTGTTAAAGGCGTAGTAAATGTTTGTGAGTCAGTATTTCCTGCATGACCATCAATTTTACCAGTTTGTGTAGCACCACTAGTATCATATACAGGCCACGAATGTTGATGCTCTCCTGCCGATAAAGCAGTTCCGGTTACAGTATGAATATGTTTAGGCAAATCATTTTCATCTAATGTTCTTAAGACAGAACCACCATTAATATTACCTGGTAACAAAAGACCTGTATTAGTTCTTGCTCTTAAATAATTTTGATTATTTGGAGCTGATACTAAATCTGGTAACTTAAAAAAACCTGGTGTAGATGGAACTCCATAATTAAAACCTATTATAGCATATAAATCAGGATAAGCTGCAATACTTATTTCATCACCATTAGGTTCTAACCATTTATCTGACCAGGAACCTGATGATGTAACAGACATAACAACATCACCTAATGCTACTTGTGTATCTACATTGTTTTGTAAATCGCACACAGTATTAGACAATGAAATAATAGTTTGATTAGCTTGATTTATAGCTGCTCTTAAATCACTTAAATAGTCATTTAAAGGATCTCCTGCATTAGTTGTAACCTCAGCATCTGTCATAGAACAAGGAAAGCCACCTGTTAATATTCTAACAGATTTGTTTGCATCAAGCAATACTTCAGAAGTATCAACATCTGGCAATGTAGAATAATCAAAACTTGCCCGCCAATCTTCAATACCTACACCTGTATCAGTATTAGTTGCACCGCCTCTTGCTACTTTAGTCCAAGTTATTGATGAACTATCAAGTATTTTTGGTATCTGTGCCGGTCTTACAAATGATGTAAATCCTAATGGAGATACACCGGCTGCATCTACATTATCGCCAGTATTTATTTTTGCATCAGTTGTAGTCTTTGCAATGCCGGCTCTAGTAAGCTGTGCTCGGTCTGTTATTTCTTTGATGAATGGTACTGAATCGCACCAGTCAGACATTGTTTGCTCTGTTGGAATGTCTTGAGAGTTAAACCTATCTGCGTTTCCTGCGTCGAAGAAATAAGTTCTTTGTCGTAATGCCATGGTTTTATATTTTTAGTTATACGAAATCATTTCCATAAGGTTTGTCAATCTGAAATAGTCTATTGTCGCAAGGTGGATTACCACTTTCAATGTGCATGTAGTCAATACCGTCTGGCTTGCCTTCTAATGGCAGCACACCAAACTTTCTTAGTATTGTTCTAATGTCTATGCCTTGGCAATGAAAATGCTTTACTATGCAGTCTACAAACTTTTCATCTACAAAGTTACCCGGGTATTTCCACTCAGGGCAATTGTTTTCATCGTATGTCAGACTATATGTGTTATGCTCCATTGCTTTCCACTCTAGCATAGCAAGAAACAAATATAGCACTCCCATATCTTGAAGCATTAGCATCTGTTTGCCATTGCTGGTTATGCCCCACTTACCAAGTTCGTAGTAGGAGCATGCCCAGTTTTGTGTTACTTTGTTGGCAATCTCATATACATTGCCTACTCGTCTATCGAAGTCTGTTATTACTTGCATCCGCAGGGAGTTGATGGGTTAGAAGGAGATGGTGCATAGCTATATCCGTTACATGGTTGGCAGTCGCCGCAGTTATCCGGGCATCCGCATCCGCAGTCAAAGCCACAGTTTTTAACATAGTCGCGCATCTTTTTGTAAAGCTCAAGTATGTTATTGACATTGCATAGTCTTTGATCTGATATATCCCAGTTGCCAAGATACCAAAGTCTGTCTGTTGTTACCAACGGCATTAGCGCGTGAAAGAACATAGTGCTTAGTTCTACTGCCTTGCGTCTTGCTTCTTCGTAAGATTCTCCAGCGGCCGTACATTTGTCAGCACATGGGTCTTGGCATAGCCAACGGTTCATTAACCTAGATAAACAGGCATACAAATCACAGAACTCATAAATGTAATCACATTGTGTTTCGCCCGGGCCTAACTCAACTGCAGTAAGTGTTATTAAATTACAATCTTTTCCAGGACTTGGGTTTACTAAGTAAATTTTTAAAGACAAAATATCCGCTACTGAATAACCTGCATTTCCTAAAAATGTGTTAATAGTTGTTTCTGCTTCTGTCGTTCCTTGAACAGTTGACATATTCCAAACAGAATTTACCGGAACTACTTCGGTGCCATTTATTATAAACGATGCTACGTATTGCTTGTTTTCGTCAAATACATATTCGTAAGCGCAATACAAAGTTGCATCAGATACATATTCATCAGGAGTTCCGTAATTACCAGTTACATCTGTTAAGTATACATCATTTGCTTGAACTACAAGTTGATATAGATTATTATTTGCTGGGACATTTGGTAAAGAACTACCTGGCTCAAGCATAGTAACTATTCCACCGCCATTTGCTGTAACATATCCTTGCAAATCATCAACAAAACCTTGATAGGATGCAGGCACAGAGTTAAATAAACCAGGTGTAGGAACAAATGTGGTATAAACTGTATCGTAAAATCTTGATGATACAAGAGCTAATCCTATAGTAGTTACTATTGGAAAAGTTATTACTGATAACTTACCATTTGTTGTTTCTAGCTCTTCTGGATTAAGCGGCAAATCAAATGCATAGGCACACAACTTAAACACACCATCTCCAGGCAAAACTACAGTGTTTGACCCATCAGGAGCAAGATTAAATGTTTCCGTGTATGTGCCAGTTTCGTCTGTTATGACTACGTTGGCATTGTAAACACTTGATATGTTTGATATGGTATACTGGTTACATTCTGTCTTGTCCCAGCGTATCGCATAGTTTTCGTTTGAAATTAGAGTTGGCATATTTTATTTTTTAGTTGATTCACCAATATAATTTAACATGTAATCGTATGTGTCATGTATGTCACGGTAACCACCACCAAGAGGCATATTCTTACTTAAATCGTAGAAATATTCATCAAGTTCATTAGTAAGGCCTTCAATATCTTGCTGTTGGTATAATGTCCAAGGCAACATCAATGTAGAAACAAATGTTTGAGCTACATTATCAGCTTGCATAATGTG